CTCATGGACTACTGGCAAGGCAACCCCCCGCTGCACGTCATGGTCAAGCGCTACCTGGGGGAAGGCACACCGGACACACCACCGCCTGAACCTGACATGAACCAGATGATTCGCGCATGCAACCAACCCCGATGAACAGGAGACCCGATGGCCGATGACGTGAAGGTATCCATCGTCGCCGACATCAAGAGCCTGCTCACGGGGCTAGATAGCGCGTCGAAGGCCACGAAGAAGACCACCGAAGAGATGAGCCTGATGGGCCGGGACGTGGGGGAGACCTTCAACAAGTTAAAGGGAGCCTTCATCGCCCTGGCCGCTGTCGTGGGGGGTGCGGTCTTCCTCAAGTCGGCTGTGAAGGAGACCGTTGAATGGACGGTTGAATCTCAGAAGCTGGCCCGGGTCCTGGGCATTACTACCGAGCAGGCGAGCGTCCTGAATCTCGCCATCGGTGACATCTACGGGACCTCTGAGGGATACCTCGGGGCCGTGTCGAAGCTCACAAAGACGCTCAACTCCAACGAGGGCGCGTTCACCCGCCTGGGCGTGGCCACCCGCGACAGCAACGGTCACCTCCGCTCTACCCCTGACATCATGACGGACGTGAACACCGCTCTCTCGCAGATCAAGAGCGGGACGGATCGCAACATCGAATCCCAGCGGATCTACGGGAAAAGCTGGATCGAGGTTCAGAGATACCTTGACCTCACCGCCGAGGTCATGCAGGCAGCTAAGGAGAAGGCGGAAAAGCTGAACCTCGTCGTGGGCCAGGATTCCGTGAGGGCGACGGCTGCCTATCGCGCCTCCATGAACGACCTGGAGGACACGGTCAAGGGGCTGAAGATCCGGATCGGGAACGAACTCCTGCCAGTCCTCACAACGCTCAACCAGGACATGGCCGACGAAGGCCCCTCCGCCGTGGAGGCTCTAGGGACCGCATTCAAATGGTTCTACGGGATCATCCTGGGGCTGCGGGAAGAACTCGCGGTGTTCCTCGCGAACATCAAGTACATGTGGAACGACATGGTACTGGGTGCCCAGGCGTGGAAACTGCAGTTGAATGCGATACTCCGCTGCAGCTTCGACGAGGCTATCCAGATCGAGAAGGCCTACCGTATGTCCCAGCGGGATCTCGCCTTCGCCACGGCGCAGGAGATCCACGGGATCCAGGAGAAGTTCACCGCCAAGGCGATGTCGCTCTGGGGTCTTGGACCGAAGAAGTCCGGGTCTGTTGCTCCTACGGGTGGGGCCATTGTGGGAACTGGAGCCAGCAGTGGAACCGGGAGCGCTGCAGATGAGAAGTCGAAGGCTGACCCGAACGGCCTGACATCCTCCCAGAATGCGGACGCGAAGGCAGCCGCGAACTATGCCAAGAAAATCGCCCAGGACAAAGCCGAATACCTCAACGACAAATCGAGGGAAGAGGTCGAAAGCCAGCGGAAGGCCATCGCCGACATCAAGGCCGCCTGGGAGAAGAACACCGCCACGGGCGGGATGATGGCCTACCTTCGCGAGACCAAGGCCGCCATGAAGGAGTGGGGCGGCTTCACGAAAACCATGCTCCAGGGCATCGAGGGCGCGTTCTCCAGCACGTTCAAGGGCATCCTCAGCGGCCAGATGACGGTCTCCCAGGCGATGAGAAACCTCTGGCGGGGCCTCACTGACGCCATCATGGGCATGTTCGCCGAGATGCTCGCCAAGTGGGTGATGTCCAAGCTGGCGGAGCTGATCATCGGCAAGGCCACTGCGACCTCCGAGGCTGCTGGTGGGGCCGCTGCCTATGCCGTGGCCGCCATGCAATCCGTCGCCGCGATCCCCATGGTGGGCTGGGCGATGGCTCCAGGGGTCGGTGCTGCGGCCTATGGGCTGGGCATGAGCTACGCCGCGCTGGCCTCCGCCGCTGGTGGCTGGGACCGCGTCCCGAGCGACCAGATGGCCATGATCCACAAGAATGAGATGGTCCTCCCCGCGAACCTGGCGGAGGGGGCCCGGCAGACCTTCGCGGGTGGAGGTGGGGGTATGACCGTTCACATCCACACTGTGGACAAAAAGGGCATCGAGAGCCTCATCAAAAACAACCAGGGCCTCTTCATTAAGGCCGCGAATGAGAACGCTCTGAATCGGAGAACGAAGTGAGCCTCCTCGTCTTCCCTACCCTCCCAGGCCTCGACATCAAGGTCTCGCGCACCCCCCTCTACAAGACCTCGATCCAGGAGGCCTCCAGCGGCGCGGAACTCCGGGCTTCCCGGCACACCTATCCTCGCTACCGCTACACCCTGGACCTCAATTTCCTGCGATCAACGGCTGCGTGGACCGAGTTCCAGACCCTCTTCGGCTTCATCGGCCGGCACATGGGCAGCTTCGACTCCTTCCTGTTCACCGATCCCGAGGACAGCACCGTCACAGCACACCCATTTGGTGTGGGCGATGGCACCACGACCCAGTTCCAGCTGCAGCGGTCCCTCGTGCCGTCGGCCTCCCTTCCAGCCGCTGCCTCAAGGTCTTACTGGCCCGTCATCGGCGATGGCTACGAGCCTGTGTTCGAGCTGAACGGAGCCGCCAGCGTCTACGTGGGTGGCACCCTCACCACGGTCACCATCCTCAACGGTCTCGTGACGTTCTCCTCGGCCCCGGCCCTGGCGGCGGTTCTCACCTGGACCGGCAGTTTCTACCGCCGCTGCCGCCTGGCCTCCGATGAGCAGGACGCAGAGCGGATCGTCTCTCAGATCTGGGAGTCCAAGTCCCTCGAACTAATTTCGGTGAAATAGTGAAGACCGCCTCCGGAGCCCTCATTGCACTGCTGAACGGGAGTACCGAGTTCCTGATGGCGGACCTCTACACGTTTACGCTCGCTACTGCCTGCGTCGGGTATACCGCGACCTCCGAGCCCTTCACACCCACGGGCACCACCGGCCAGCTCTACGTGGGCGCGGTGCCCATCACGGCCTCCGCTGTCGTCTCCTCCCTCTACCGCACGGACTGGCAGGGCACGCAGCTGCTGTATGCGACGGCCAGGACAAACTATGCAATACAGAGTCAAGCGTTTGATGTTAGCCCATGGGGTAGAGTCATTTCGGGCACAGGCGTGCTGCCCACTATCGCTGCTAATTACGCCGCAGCTCCCGATGGGACTAACACCGCCAGCCGCGTGGTCTTTGACCGTGGGGCTGGCACTACGTCGAGCGATTATTCAATCCTCCGTGAGCATTCCGGGACCACGATGGTCGGCCCTAGATCATTCTGGCTCAAATCAAATACCGGGACCGAACAGAAAATATCATTTTGCGATGCTGCCTTTTCGGCAGAGGTGAGCGTTGGCACCTCTTGGGCCAAATATAGCGTAAATAGTGGGGCAAGCACGGATTACATAGGTCTAGCGAAGCGTGGGAATTTAAGCACTAGTCCTACTGCGGATCTCTTGGTATGGGGGGCTAGCCTCTGTGATGTAGACACATCCTACATCCCCACCACCACGGCGGCAGTCAGCATTACCGACTACAGCTGCACCGATGCTGGCGCGGTCACGTTGGGCGAGACGGCCAGCGGGACGTATACCTGGAGCGGGTCGGGCGAGAGCGAATCCGTTTGCCAGGTGATCCCCCGGTTCATGGGCGACATCGCGGGCCAGGAACCCGGCGCGAAGTCCGTCGTCCTCACGTTCAAGTCCCTGCTGGGGCGGTTCGGCGTCCAGTATCCGCCCACCACGTTCCAGCCGATCTGCAACAACTACCCCTACGACTACAACTGCGGCCTGTCAAAAGCAGCCTACACCGAGACCCTCACTGTTCTGGCCGGGTCCACCGCCGATGCCATCCTGTGCGCCCCGGCGCAGGCGGCCGAGAATTACTACAGCCTCGGGGTGATCACCTTCACCACCGGGGCCCTGACCGGGCAGAGCCGGGGCGTGCGCGGGAACACGGCAGACGGGAGAATCACCCTGCTCCAGTCGTTCAGCACAGAGCCTGCGACCGGCGATCATTTCACCCTCTACCCTGGCTGCAACCGGACCAGAAGCGACTGCTCCACGAAGTTCGCGAATGAAGCGAAGTTCCGCGGTTACCGCTGCGTGCCCCGCGCGGAGTCGATCCTGTGAGCGCCGCCGAGCGTGCCCGGGTGGTCCAGGAGGCGCTCTCCTGGGTGGGAACAAAATGGCATCATGCCGCTCGGGTCAAGGGCGCAGGCGTTGATTGCGGCCAGCTCCTGGCGGCCGTGTTCGAGGCGGCCGGCCTGATCAATCCGGAGGAGATCGCCGTCTATCCTAAGGATTTCCACCTCCACTCCAGCGAGGAGATGTTTCTCGGCTACGTGGAGCGGCATTTCCAGCACATCGACGGGCCCGCCCTCCCCGGGGACCTGGCCCTCTGGCGTTATGGCCGCGTGATCTCGCACGGCGGGATCGTCATCGCGTGGCCGAACGTGCTCCACGCCTACTATGTGCGCGGCGCGGTGGTCCTGGATGATGCGACCGCGGTGGCCGAGTTGGCCGACCCGAAACGATTCCAGGGCATCTGGCGCCTGCGGAGGTGGATGTAATGGGCGGCCTGTTTAAGAGCAAGACCATCAGGACGAGCACCGAGCGGATCACCTCCCTGAACGCCGGGACGTCCTGCTATGGCGGCGTCCTGTCCATCGTGATCGGGACCGCTCGCGTCAATCCGAATCTGATCTGGGCCCCACCGTCAGGCTTCAAGAGCATCGCGCACACGAGCACCCAGCGTACCGGCAAGGGCGGCGGGAGCAAGACCAAATCCACCTCCTACACCTACACCCAAGCCCTGCTCTGGGCCGTGTGCCAGGGTCACGCGACCGTTAAAAAGGCATACAAGAACAAGGACGAGGCGAAGGACCCGCTGGACCTGGGCCTGACCCTTTTCTACGGGGATTGGGATCAATCCGTCTGGAGCCTGCTCACCAGCAGCTATCTTGATGATGCGGACGCCTACCCAGGGACCTGCATGGCGGGATCTGCTGCGCTTGACCTGGGCGACTCCGGATCCATCGGCGCCTGGTCGTTCAAGGTCGAGGGCTACGACATCGACGCAGCGGGCCGCCCCGATGCGAACCCTGCCGATATGGTCTCTCGCATGTGCTCCGATGTGCACGTGGGCGTGGGCGTGCCTGCGGCCTGGCTCGCCGACTTGACCCCATACCGCACCTACTGCCTCGCCATGGGCTGGTGGATGTCCCTCAACATGGACTCCCAGCAGGCGTTTTCGGACTGGCTGAAAACCATCCTGGACGCCACGAACAGCGATCCCCTCTGGGGAGTGGATGCCGCGGGCACCGGGATGGCGCTCAAGGTTCTCCCCCGCGCGGATACGGTTGTCACGGGGAACAGCGCGACCTACGCCCCGGAGACCGCCCCCGTTTACAGCCTGGGGCCTGGGGATTTTCTGGACGAGGACGAGCCGGTACGGCTGGAAATCACCGACCCGAGCGACACCTACAACTGTTTCGAGGTTCAGTTCAGGGACCAGACGGCGGACTATGAGGACTCCACGACCTCCGTTCCGGATCCGGTGGACCAGGCGCTGCGGGGCCTGCGAAAGGGCAGCTCCCTCTCGTACCCCTGCATCACGCGGGTGAAGCACGCCAACGAGATCAGCCTCATCAATGCGCAGCGATCCGTCTCTAGGACGCGCAAATTCAGCTTCGGCCTACCCCAGCGGTATTGCCTGCTGGAGGCCGGGGATTACGTGGCCCTGAACTTGCCGGCCCTGGGCCTGACCGCTCACCTGGTGCAACTGGAGGCCGTGGAGGAGGACGCCGCGGGCAATTTCCAGTGTGAGGCATGGGGCGCTGCCATCGGCTCCGGGACCTCTCACTCCGGGAGCAGTGTCACCGGCACGGGCTCAGCCCCCACGAACTACGTGGACCCAGGGGACGCCGCCACTCCTGTGATTTTCGAGCCCACGGCCACCGCCACGGATGGCTCCCCGGAGGTCTGGATCGCCGCCGCTGGGGTCTCCGATCAGTGGGGCGGCTGCCAGGTCTGGGGCAGCTGGGACGGTGGCAGCTACACCCTGCTGGGGACCATGTACGGGCGCTCGCGGTATGGATCGCTCACTGCCGAACTCGCAGCGGCGGGCACCTCTGCCGCCGTAGATTTCGCCCGCTCCCTGGCCACCGTCGAATCCGCCACCGCCGACGAGGCCACCGACCTGACCTCGGTCTCCTGGGTGGATGGAGAGTTCGTCGCCTATTCCACGGCCACGCTCACGGGGGTGAATGCCTACACGCTGGCACTGCCTGTGCGTGGGGCCACTGGTTCCGTGGCTGCGCTCCATGCGTCTGCCTCCGATTTCGTGATCTGCGACGATCAGATCTTCCGCTACACCTACCCAGCCTCGCGCGTGGGGGCGACGCTCTACATCAAGCTCGCCTCCTTCAACCTGCGCGGCCTGGCGCTCCAGGATCTCGCCGACTGCACGGCTTACACGCACCTCGTCGGGGGCGACTCGCTCCCTGAAACCGTCACTCCGCCGCTGGCGCTCGTCCGCTCAACGGTGGAGATCACCACCGACAGCCTCGCCCCCGGGGCCTCGGCCTCCGCAAACGTGGCAGACCATTGCCCACCGGTTACGGTGGCGGCCTTGGTGGTGTTACCCCAGGTCACGCTAACGGTGGTGTTGCTCTCGGTGGTGCCGGTGACCGTCACGTCAGCGGCTTCTTCGGCGGCACTGATGTAGTCGTCTTTGGCCACTACA